AGATCGAAATCCTTGATAAAACTTCCGTGAATTTAATATGAAAAATCAAACTAAATATTCACAGGGCATTGAAACGTCGCCCTTAAACGTAAACACTAATCATGTTGGATCTACACTTTCTGGCGTTGCCACTCAAAAAGATCAACATGATGATGTGAAAAAGGTTAAAATCCTCGTCCAGGCCATTTATGATATTATGAAAATTTATGGATATAAGGACGGAGGAAAAAACTTGTCTGGCCCGTTATATCGGGATTTTAAAAATAAAACAAATAAAGACAAGTTACGACTCGAAACTAGATATCTCGAGTTCGTTGCAAAAGCTGGAATTGGTTCTTGGAAAGATTTATTTAAGTACAAGATTAATGCCTTCTTTTCATATGTTATGGAACAAGAAGTTCCACCTACTCCAAAGTTCATTGAGGAGTTTCCTGAGTTATTGAACCCTGCTACAATAAGTTACGGTAGAGGGAAGAGATTTATTAGGAATATGGATAGAAAGACACTTGAAAGCTTTGCCCAGAGTATTGCTCAGTGTAAGAAGGGTGCACCCCCCGTGTCACCTAGTATGGTTAGAGAGGCTGAAATTAAGACCTTTGAACATCTTACAACTGCTCGGCAGGATATTGCCGATTTTACCATAGTTGATGGAAATTTTGATTATGGTAATTACTCTTATCCAATAAACAGAGATACCATCTGTTACCAATTGAGACGTACCGTAAGGGAAATCTTTACTGGAAAAGTACCGACTTGGGATGAACTTACCAAGCCGTTTGTACCATCTAGTAGCTCTCAGTATAATTTTAGCAGGAATGCTATGGGAGCAATTGGTGCCTTTAAAGATAATCAAAAGATAACTAGTACTTACGAGGGTAAGACTATTAACTTTATCTCCTACAGTTTGGGACCAGTTCAATTAAAAGAAGAACTGACTGAGTTGTATGGTAAGGCTGGAATAGAGGATCAAGAGAGAATTGACCGTGATTTTGAGAACATTATGGTTAAGGATACTATTGGTCTCCTGTTCAATGGAGAAGAGTTAGAGAAACTCTGGAAAAATTCAATTTATCCTGAGCTGTTAGAAGAAGCTCTTAAGGAACAACCGCATACCATTGTTATTGGTTTACCTGAACCATTAAAAGTTAGGTGCATTACTGCGGGTCCTCCACTTACATACACGGTTTTGAAACCTATGCAAAAGTGGTTGTGGAAAACACTAAAGAAGTATAAGTGTTTTCGATTGATTGGTGAACCAGTTTCCGAAGAGATTGTTATGGAACAACTTGGACAGCTACTGGAAGATGAAGAATTCATCTCTGGCGATTATAAAGCCAGCACTGACAATTTACACGGGTGGGTTTCTGAATGTTTGCTTGATGCACTTGTAGAGTGCTGGCTTGAATGTTATCAGAAAGGTGTTCCGCGTGATATGTTTGCGGTTGAAATATTTAACTTCAAACATTTGATGCGGAAAGCCCTCACAGGACATATCCTTATGAATCCGATATATAATGAACAATATCGGAAGGGTAAATTGACTGGTGACGAACCAGATTTATTTAGAGATCAACGGGAGGGACAGTTGATGGGTAGTATAATTTCATTTATATTTCTATGCCTCGCAAATGGTGCTATGTGTCGTTATGCTATGGAACTTTCCGATTTTGTTAACTATTCGTTAACAGGGAAGACCAAGTATGGTTATGTGTCAGCACATTTGTTGATCAATGGAGACGATTGTGTCTTCAGAGGCAAGATGGGGAAATGTTTCCAGATTTGGAAAGATATAACCGCTTTTGCGGGTCTTGAATCTTCTGTAGGGAAAACATTCACATCTAGGAAATTTTTGACTATTAATTCTTGTCAATATACTTATTTAGATCAAGTTGCGGATTGGGAATCTGCTTCTGGTATGGGCTTCAGTTATTCTTATTCTGAAGTTAAATACGTCAATCTTGGCCTTGTTTATGGTCAGAAGAAAGACGGTACCAGGGGTAAACCTTTCTATAGGTTAGGCGCCATAAGTCGTGATCTATTTAGGACTTGTCCTACCGATCTATATGATCGCGCATTTAAGGTATTTTTGAAGGAAAATAATAAAAAGAAATACAAAGATATAATCGATGAAAACGGAAATCTTACCGTTGTCGAGGACTACTTTGGTTCCCTCAAAAATGCTCAAGTTCCACTATATATGCCCGAATGGCTCGGGGGGATAGGTCTTGTGCCATCCAGTGGAAAGAAGAAGACTCTACAAAGGAAAATTGATAGAGCTTGTGCGACAATAATACGAGAGAAAATAAGCCAAGGTACGGTGAAAATTGCCACCATGAGTAATATTCCTGAATGGAAATTTCATAATCTTGTAAGCGAAAGCTTGGATGATTATGCTTTTCTGGATAATCAAAATTTCAGAAAAGTTGTCCATTTTAAAGGGATACCATATAGGGAGGAAGAGCGAAGTCTTGAAGACGAAAATAATAAGCTCTATACCCTTATGGTAGTAGAAATGTTACTCACCCATGGATTGTTTGACTTGAAACAACAAGTCGATTATATGAAGGAAGATAAGCTTTTAATGATGAGGCATGCTGAAAATGCAAAATTGTGGAATTATAACCGCGTTTCCGTTAAGGAATGCAAAAATTGGCACCTCATGGATGAAGAGGATTTAATCCCATCCAAGAAATCTTCCTATCTCTCTTGTTTTGATATGGGCTTATAAGCTCATATGTAGGCGGAGTCGTTTCCCGCCTTTAAAAGGGTTTTAACAGCCCCTTGACGCTGAGTAAATTTACTCACCTTGTAAGTAAATTTGTTATTTGTGAAGGTTCTGCCCTGCCAAATAGGAGGGTATCTTCATGTCTCGGAATGTTTAACATTTCTTCTAACTTGACATCTCTGTAGAGATGAAATAAGATTAGAAATGTTCACCTTCTGAACCTACATTGTGGAATAGTCAATATGTATTATTTCCTTTTGTGGGCAACCGAAGGGCTGTGTTTACACAGTACCGATAAAGTAAGACAATCAAATTAACAAAGATTGAATGGTCAAGGAACTTGGAAAAGCGTCAAGTTCAGAAGAGTGGTTCTCTTCTTTTAAATGATTAAAG